GGCGTTGCTTGTCCCTGAATTTTTTTGTTCACAAAATTTCAAAAGGCGTCCTGACCTACTATGGCGAAAAAAACACCAGACCCGGCGGCGGCAGCAGGGGGTTCGGGGGCGTTTCGTGATCGAATCCGAGAGTACAGGCGAATCAGGTCTGCCGACCTGGTCGCAAACCCGCTGAACTGGCGGCAGCATCCAGAAAATCAGCAGAACGCCATGCGGGGCATTCTTGAAGAAGTCGGCATCGTCGACGCTCTGCTTGTTAGGGATCGCAGCGACGGCACTTACGACATCATCGACGGGCACCTGCGGGCGAGCCTGATGCCGGAGGACGAGGTTCCTTGTCTGGTGCTGGATGTCGACGAGGATGAATCCCGCAAGATCCTGCTGACATTCGATCCGCTCGGGGCAATGGCTGAAGCAAACGCGGCAAACCTGAATGAGTTGTTACGAGACGCTGAGTTTGGGGCTGAGGCATTGCAGGAGCTGGTCGCAGGGCTGGCAGATGATGCTGGTCTGTACCAAACCGCAGATGGCTTTAGTTTAGACCAGCCAGAATTGCAGGAAGATGAAATTCCTGAGCCTCCAGCCGAGCCGGTCACGAAGCCGGGCGACCTGTGGCTGCTCGGCGAGCATCGTGTTCTGTGCGGCGACTCAACGAAGGCGGAGGATGTCGAGCGGCTGATGGATGGGGCAAAGGCGGATCTTATGATGACTGATCCGCCATACAACGTAGACTACACTGGAGGCACTAAAGACTCTCTCAAAGTTGTTAATGACAATATGCACGATGCAGACTTTCGTGAGTTTCTGGTGTCGTGTTTTACAGCCGCGTTTGGTGCCATGAAGCCTGGTGCATCATTTTATATTTTTCATGCCGATAGTGAAGGTTACAATTTCCGAGGTGCTGTTCGCGATTGTGGCGAGAAGGTTCGGCAGTGCTTGATTTGGGAAAAAAATGCTTTAGTCATGGGGCGTCAGGATTACCAATGGCAGCACGAACCGTGCTTGTACGGGTGGAAAGAAGGATCTGCACACGGCTGGTACAGCGACCGCAAGCAGACCACCCTGCTCAAGTTTGATCGGCCGCATCGAAGCCAAGAGCATCCGACAATGAAGCCTGTCGGTATGTTTGCGTATCTGATTGGCAACTCGACGGCACCGCAAGGCTTGGCATACGACCCGTTCCTCGGCTCCGGTACCACCCTCATCGCTGCCGAGCAACTGGGGCGCAAATGCTACGGCATGGAAATCAGCCCAGCTTATTGTGACGTCATCGTGAAACGCTGGGAGCTATTGACAGGGAAAACAGCAACGCGAAAATCGGCAGAATGAAACGATCCGAACTCAAAACCATCGAGCAGGCAGTGCGGCAAAACTGGAGCATTCCGGACGCCGTATTCCAGGCCCTGCCCGGAGTTATGGCACAGATCTTGTCAAACGGCAGCAATCGGGAGAAAGTGGCGGCGGCCCGCGTTCTCGCGGCTCTGCATTCGCAGAATCAAGCGACTCAACCGCGACTGTCAATGGTCGCGCATAAACATCAGCACGAAGTTCTGCCGCCGATCAATCCGGACAATTTGAATGAGCGACGCGCTGAATTACGTGCTCGGGCTGCTCGACTCCGCTGACACGCCGGAAGAATTGCAGGACGCTGAGCGGCTGCTGATGCAGCTGGAGGCAGAATCGTCTGCCCGCTCGCGGTACATCTGCCGGACACTGCAGGACGTCGCGGATTTTTTCGGCGCGTCAGTCTCGACGGTCAAGGGTTGGCGGTCGGAAAATCCGCCAATGCCCGGCGACGATGACGGCTACGATTTGCGCGAGATTGTTGACTGGCGAATCTCTCGACAGACGATCAGCCCGCTGAAACAAGAGCAGCAGCGACAGCAAATCGAACTGGGAGAGATCCGCAAGCAGCAACAGCAGATCGAACTGGACAAGCTTCGCGGCTCGCTGGTGCCATTGGCAGACGTCGAAGAATGGGCGTCGCGAATCATGATCCAGTTTCGCGAGTCGATGATGCAGATTCCGCAGGCGGTCGCCCAGTTGGCTCCAGTGCGATCACAACGGGCGATCGAGACTCAGGCGGAGGAATACGTCAGAGCAGCCCTGTCGATTCTGCAGCAGCAACTGGCGGAGCAAGTCGAGACAAACGAAAGCGAGTCGAAAACCGATGCTGAAACTGAAAGCAATCCGGCACCTAAGCGTGCCCGAAAAAAAGCAGCCAAAAAACCTGCGACGATTCGCCGAAAGCGAAATCGTCCTGCCTGACGGCCCGTTCTCGGGGCAGCGGTTTCTCTGCTCCAGACAGCCCGCACACGGCCTGTTTTTTGACGCGGTCGATCAATCAGAATTCTTTCGCTACGCCTGCACCGGACCGCAGCAGAGCGGCAAGACTCTCGCATTCGTCGTTATCCCGATCCTGTACCATTTATTCGAACGCCAGCAAACGGTCCTGTTTGGCCTGCCGTCGATGGACATGGCAAACGACAAGTGGAAACTCGACGTCCGACCAGCAATCGAGGCGAGTCGATTCGCGAAATACCTTCCCCGCAAGGGTGCAGGATCACAGGGCGGGACGCCCGAACTGATCCAATTCGGAAACGGGGCAAACTTGAAATTCATCACGGCTGGCGGCGGCGACGAAAAACGATCCGGATTCACGGGGCCGGTTCTGGTCGTGACTGAGGTTTCGCATCTGGACGAAACCGGCGGACAGTCAGACGAAGCCACCAAACTGAAACAGATGGAGGGTCGCGTCAGGGCTTACCGGGCAAGCGGTCAGGCTCGCGTCTATCTGGAATCGACTGTCACGACAGAACACGGCAGAATGTGGCAGGAGTGGCAGCAGGGCACGGCTGGTGAGGTTGTTTTTCCTTGCCATTCGTGCGGCAAGCACATCAGCCCAGGTCGCGAAAATCTGATCGGCTGGCAGGATTCGGAAACTGAATCAGCGGCGGAGCGTCTCGCCCGCTGGTCGTGCCCGGAATGCGGCATCGTGTTTGACGACCAAAAACGATTGCAGCAACTCCGGTCGGCAGTCCTGTTGCATCGCGGTCAGTCGGTCGCCAAAACCGGCAGGATCACGGGCAAGATTCCGGAAACGAAAACGCTCGGCTTCAGGTATTCGGCTGCTACAAATACGTTTGTGACTTCCGGAATTATCGGCGGCGACGAATGGCGAGCGGAACGCGAGGTCGATCAGGAACTGGCCGAACGCGAATTGCTGCAGTGGACATGGGCACTGCCTGCCCGCCCGGCAGAAACTCAACTGGAACCGCTCGACCATCGAACGATCATGCTCCGGCAGCACGATCACAGACGCGGCGAGGTGCCTGACGGCACAATCAGGATCGCGGCGGGCGTCGACGTCCGGTCGGCTCAGTTGGATTGGTTCGTCACGGCCGAGCAAAAGAACGGGCGGCTGCTTTGCATCGACTACGGATTTGAGCCGATCCTGCGAGAACTCAGCGACTTACAGACAGCACTGCGGCAGGCGATCCGAACGCTGCAGGAGAAATTCGCGGCGGGCTGGGAACCAGAATCAGGGACCGGCAACAGGTCGGCAGACATCACGCTGATTGACTCAGGATGGGAAACGGATTTGATCCGCGAGGAATCGCAACGCGACAACACATGGCAGACAGCGATGGGATTCGGATTCCGCCAGCATCGCGGCCTGAAATACACGGCACCAAAACGGCAGTCGCGTCAGTCGCTCCGGATCGGCGAGGGCTGGCATGACGTCCTGTTCACCCAAGGGCGGCGGCCACTTCGAGAGTACCAAAACAACGCGGATCACTGGAAACGCCGCGTGCATCAGGCTCTGTCAGTCGATCAGGATGCGGCAGGGGCTCTGCTGCTGCCTCGCACCGACAAGCCGCAAGGGCGGGCGGAACTCGCCCGGCAACTGACGGCAGAACGGGAGGTGCAGCAGTTTGAAATCGGCAAAGGTACGTCAGTGCGATGGGTGCAGACATTCAGCCGAAACCACCTGCTCGACGCCTGCTATATGTCATTCGTCGGGCTGTCTGTGTTACAATCTGACGCAGCACTGGCGGAGCGTCGCAGGGCGGCTACAGCAGATCAGCCGGAGAAACCGAAACGGAAACGCCGCGAGAAATTTGTCAGGAGCCTACATCAATGAAGCAGCCACAATCGCCAGCATGGGCCGCCAGCAGCCCGCAACCACCGTCGCGTCGCGTCCAGTGGTACGATGTACCGGGATTCGGCTTGTGTCCGAAATGCGGAAAATACGCGACTGTCAAAGCGACTCAGGGCAACGCCGATTTGAAAATCCAGTACCGGGGCTGCGAATGCGGCCACAGATTCAAGACGACCGTCCCGCGATGA